ATTTCTTACAATTAACTTTACAAACGTTTCACTATACACATTAAAATCTATGTTGACAACTTCACTTATTTGTTTGTCGGTATCATCGTAGTGTAATTTATGAAAGATGTTATAAGGATTAGGAACAAATGTTAGCTCACGTGTATCTGTATCAAATACATGGAAGCCTTTCTGGTCTCCATAATCAGACCATGTCATTTCGTATGGTGTTCCGAGATAGTGAATGTTGCCAACTTTTGATTGGTGGTGAAAGTGACCAGACCACACCGATTCAAAGTTACTGAATACATCTTTTGTTGTACCACCTTGATGTATAGCACCTTTGTACATCTCGAAACCATCAATCTCAAAATGACCAATCACATGAGTTGCTTTCGTGTTTGCAATTGCATCTCTAATTTGTTGGTCGTTATCCTCACACCACCACGGTACCAGTAAAAAGGTAACTCCCCCAAGCTCCGTCTCCCACGGTGAGCTAATAGCACGAATTGAATCATACTCTCGAAGCAAGAGGTCGGGGGAGTTTACATTATTGGTGTTCTTGAAGTATGTGTCGTGATTACCAACTAAAGCAATTGTGTTGTATGCATTTGCTCTATCAAAAAAATACTTACGACTTTGTTGGAGTGAGTTAAAGTTGATATACTTTCGTCTATCAAATACATCACCCAACTGAATAATGTGAGTAACTTCGTTTTGTTCTAAGTATGGAAAGAATATATCATTATAAAATTTAGCAAAGAATTTATGGAAGTGCGGACTATCGTTCCGTGCTCCAAAATGTGTATCACCTAGTAAGCATACTTTCATTATCATCCTCTATAAAAGCCTCAACACCTTTTTTACGCTTAACTTTTTTCTTGTCAATATTTTCTTCAAATGCTTTGATAAAGTCTGAAATGTTTTCTGTATCAAACTCCATTGCATTTACATTGAACTCTCCATCCTCTCCTTGCTGAACAAGTTCATTGAATAACATACTGTGTTCAGACGTCTTATGTTTTATATAGACTTGCTTCTTCTCTTTTTGAATGCGACGAAGAAAAGCGTAGTATATAATCTGAGTAAAATAAGCAAATGGATTATCGGATTTAGCAGGATCAAAATTGTCGAAATAGCTGATACAGTTTTCAATTCCATCACTTATCATTTCATCACGGTAGGAGTAGTTTATAAAGTTAGGCTTGGTAGCTAGCCGCTGAGCAATGAGAAGAATACACTCACCGACATAATTAGGTATCTGTGGCTTATCGGTACCATCTTCTTTAGCTTGCTTTACACTGGCTTTATAATCAAGTATCGTAGCATATAGCTGTTTGTTATCAACGTAATTTGCCATATTAGTTAACCGGTGTATCGTCAGTAGGCATCATTTCAAGAATCCTTTTCATTTGTTGTTCCTTGTTCGTACTTTCAGAATCTATAAGTGACTCAAATTCTGCATCAATCTGCTTTTCAAGTTCATCAAAATAATAATCCACCACAGTGTAGTAATAATTGGCAAACGAGTCTCTCGCTTCAACATTGTTAATAATATCCGAACGATTAAAAACAATTACATCACTCTTTGAAAACATTACATATCTTACAAAAGATACAGATGGAGTAGCACCGACAAAATACCGATAATTGATTTGCAAAGGCTTTGACAATGAAATGATATCCTTGTATGAATCAACAAGTTCACCAACTATTTCTATTCCGTTATTGAGCTTTATTATAGTGATCATTAAAATCCTTATAGCGTGATAGTGTAAATTTTATATTCAAACTTTTCTTGGTTGTACATTTGGACGCGTTCTGAAAAATGACGGATAGTGTGGTTCTGAAAAGACTTCCATGATATATCATCAGCTATATCGTAAAGCACTGCATGCGTCTTTTCTTCACTTGTCCTCAAACCTCTACCAATCGATTGAAGAACTCTGATACGAGACTTACTAGGACTTCCAAATATAACATTATGCAAGTTAGGAATATTGATACCTGTTGAAAACGTCTTATAAGATGCAACAACGGCAGCATTATTACTCTTCTCAACTAACTTACGAATTTCTTCCCTCTCTTCACCCTCTACCTTACCATAGACAAGATAGACTTCTCTATCTGGATCGTATGCTTTAATCATGTCGTATAGCATTTTACCATGCTGCACATAATTAAACAACAGTAATGTGTTAGTATTCAACGAATTAGTAAGATTACTAATGAATTTATTTCTTGCCCCATTTAAGATAAGATGATTGAGCTCGTCTGGATATGATGGCTTTGTCTTAGCAAACAACTTACGTGTATCCTCATTGTAGCTGAGAACAAGTGATTTAATCCTAAGAGATGCAACTGTACCCTGCTCCATCAACTCAGAGGTAGTTGTTACTTGCTTAACTGCTCCAAACAACCCTTCGAGTACCAACTTATTTGTATTGGTACCATCAAGTGTACCTGTAAAGCCAAACCTATACTCACACTTTGTCATCTTCTCCATGATATCAACAAGACTCTTTGCTTTAAATTGGTGTGCCTCATCACCAATAACAACACCGTAAGTATCAAACCAATTACTGGGGAGCTTGTATATACTCTGCCATGTTGTTACAACAAAGAATGCTGTATCTGTTACTTTTTCCTGACCTGCATATATCTTATGAATTAGTTCGGGTGGACAACCATAATCAACAAAGTCTGATGCCATCTGATGAACAAGACTTGTAGTGGGAACAACTATCAAAATCTTTTTTGAAACAAAGTATGTGGCAAGTAGGTAGATGATTAACGACTTACCTGATGCTGTTGGTGAGAGAAGGACGGTACGTTTCTTTCTGACAGCATGAACGAAAGCATCTAATTGATAATCACGAACCTCAAACGGTAGATCGATGTTTTTAATAAACTGTTTCGCTTCAACAATAGAAAAGCTTCTTTCACTAAAGTCTTCTACATTATCATACTCAAGATTGTATTCGCGTTCTTTTGCAAACAATTTAACTTGATCTATTAAACCAGTATACAGGGTACCACGTATTAAATGGAAAAGACGGATCTTACCATCCCACAATTTATTTTTGTATGCCGGTGAAAACTTTGCACCAGGAACATTAAATGTGAAGTACTCGCTCAACTCATATGCTATACTGCTGTCACAATGAAGCTTTAAGTGAACATTATTAAATTTAGTTACACGGATTGTATCCGTCATCCACCTACCTTAAATCTTTCCCAGTCGATTGCATTCTTTATCAGAAACCCTCGATTGGTTATTGTCTTAATTGCTGACTCGAGAAAAGAAGCTTTCTGCTTTTGTATATCTATCTTTGCTTGAATACGCTGTAAATCTTCATCAGAGTCAATGTAGATTGAGAGATCTTGTTTTAAGATTCTCAGCGGATTGGGATCCCATCCTTTTTCGGCAAGCGTCTCTTGATCGAGAACTCCCATGTAGTATTCATACTTTAAACGGTATAAAGACTTATACTCTTGCTCAAAAGCTTTTAATTGTAGTGCTTCTTGAACGTATAGTTTATAATACTTGTGATGGAGAAGCGGTATCTTCAAACTCTCCGCGCCAAGCTCAGTGTCATCCATACGCGAGTCTTGCTCCCACGTACTCATAATATCATCAAATTTCATATCATCCCAAAGCTTTTATATCAAACCTTCTATTAGCAAAAGATACAGTAGCAGTAGCGTACTGAACATCCACAGATGTACTATCAAACTCTATAGCTGAAAGGTCAACAGGGAAGCAATCATAAAATGTTATTTCCATGTTGGGATTCATTGCACTGGATAAAATTATTAATGTAATATCAGAATAGACTCCATCACCTGTTGTTACTCCTGCCGCGGCAAGGTTGCCATACTGTGCAAAGTTATCCGGAAAACCGATACCCCTCAACCAATCATAGAGCTCAAGATAGTTTTTCATATCTTCGTCTATCTTGAATGTTGCTTGGAGATACCCATAAGTTAGCTTTGTACCAGGCAGAGGAATCTTGGAGAACGGTGTTTCTACATCAGCTGTACCTAATGATACCTGAGGAATATTTACACTCTGTACGAAGTAATTAACTGTTGGTGTTTTCTTAATCTGGAGTTTGAAGCCAAGAGGAGAAAGAAAACTTTGATTGATTGGTTGATTGTCTAATACACTCATTTGTCACTCCTGTTTCCTATTTATCCAATAAAAAAAGGGCTCCGAAGAGCCCTTTTAAAGAAACATACTGTCTTGTTATTATTATTACAGTAGGTTTGTAACCAAAGTACGACGGTAGTAAACGTTACTATCTTTTACAATAGCACCGGCACCGCGTGTGATACCTTGAGCAAATGGGTTCGCAACCATGCCGTAGCGAGTTTTGAAACCAATCTTTGGTGCGAAGCTGTCTTGGTCGACAGCACGAACCATTTGTAGAGGAACATATGGGCAATAGAATAGACCAGCATCAAATGCGCTCGAACCTTTGTAACCAATAACCATGTAGTTACCAGTTGCATATGGATCGATATACACCTTCATGCGACCATTCAGAACACCAGCGAATGTGTTGCCTGTATCGTCAACTTGCAGGTTGTTGCTGTTCAGAGCAGGAGTGTAGTCTAGAACACCAGCCATTTGCAATGCAGATGCTACATCTGAAGAACAAACGATGATGTTACCTTTGCCACGACGTGTGTCTTTAGCAATTTGGTTAGCTTCACGTTCGATTTGGAACATTAGGCCTTTGAACTTCTCAACTGACCAACGACCGTTAGCATCAACGTCTAAGTCGAAGATACCAGCTGTAGTTGTACCTGTATCGCAACCTTGTTTAGCTGATACGGCAATCGTACGAACAACTTCACGGTTGATTTCAGCAAGGATCTCACCAGTCAGAATGTTTGACAATTCTGTTTCAGCGTCTAGACCATGAATTGCTTTCAGGTCTTGTGCCAATTCCATTGTGTATTCTGCTTTTAGAGCACGTGATTGAGCAGTTACAGTAACTTTCTCAATTGTGAAGCCCATTTGTGGGAAAGCAGTATTGCTTGTTGTTCCCAAAGCTTCGGCTTGTGCTGTTGACATACCACCAGCGTAGTTGTACACGCCAGTAGAAGCCAAGTTGATTGTCTGTGCAGTAGTACCAGGAACAGTACCAACTTGCTTCAGACCAATTGTGTTGGCACCAGAAACAACAGATGAGAACTCAGTGTTAACTTCGTTGTAGAATGTTTCTGCAACGTTTGCAGAAGTTGTGTTACCATACTGTGCGCGCATAGCGAAGATCAAGCCTGTTGGGCCTGTCATTGGCTGTACACCGCAGATGTCATAAGCGATTAGGTTAGGCATTGCACGACGAACCAGGCTGATAAGCACAGGGTCGAAAGTTGCAATATTACCAGCGCCACCGGAAACACCGCTGTTAATAGGAACAGGTGACTCAGACAGATACTGGCTACCAGCGGACTGGTTGCTTGCTTCCATCAGAGCTTTTTCTGTGTTCTCAAGCAATGTAGCAATAACGCTACGCTTGTGAACGTCCTTGATAGGACTTAGGTCTTCGTGGTTCAGTACTGGAGCCCACTTTTGTTGAATTTCTTCATTAAGGTACATTTTCTCTATCCCCTTCTTGGTTTAGTTAATTGGAATGTTATATTTATATTTGCTTATTTTTTAACCGTTCTGGAAATAGCTTGTGCATAAAATGACACAGGGCTATTCACAGTTGCTTTTTGTGGTTCAGCATTATCTTCATCGAGTTGCTCGAGTAGATTTTGCTTGCCAGACTTCTCAGCAGGGAAATAGTTTTCCTTAACGAGTTCTAGTTTCTTACGATAATTTTCAGATGAATCAAATTGAACACCTTCTGCAAGGGCAACTAGTTTTTCTGCTTGTGTAGCAGCAAGTCCTTCTGTCACATCGGCAAGAATCTTTTCACGAGTTGATTCGCTCAATTCACCTTTCAGTGTCATGTTTTCTTCCATGACTTTATCAAGGCGAGACTGAATTTCTTCTACTCTTCCTGTCAAGTCTTCGACAATGTCGAACTTCTCTTCGGGAACGGAAATGTAGCTCTCTTCAAACAAGCCTTTCAGCTTTGTAATGAAGCCTTCTGTAATTTCTGATTTCAGAGAGTGCTCAATAGCAACTTTGTTCTCTTGCATCCATTGCTCAACCACATACTCCATGTACTGGTCAATCTTTGATGTCAGATCTTCAGAAAGTTTCTGTGTCTCTTCTTCAAGAGCTGTGTTGTATTGCTCTTCAAGTTGTGTAATTGCTTCGTTAATTTTTGCTGTAACAGCTGCTTCAAAAATAACTGTAGCCTTCTCTTTGAAGTCTTCAGATAGATCTGAACCACTGAACATAGCGTCAACGTCTTCTTTAACACTGTTTGGCGCAAAGCTGTATGTCTGACCAGGTGTAGCAGAGCTACCCTTCATACCAACAGTAGCTTTGTTGCTACCAGCAGTATCTTTTGTTGTCTTAACATTGTTCTCTGTGCTTGTCTCTTCTTCACCTTCACCTGGTTGAATGTGAGCGATAGTATTCATCGACTCGCCATTACCTAGGTTAGATGCTGGCAGAGTTGCATTCTTAGCAACAGGGTCAGCTGTATGGGCAACACCAGTAGCTCCGCCACCAGTTTGGATCTTTTCGTCCAGTTGTTTTTCTTTAACGGTCATTTAAGGCTCCTTTGACTTTTATTTATTTATAAAATTATCTTTTCGAAAGGTCTTTGAAGAACTGATTAAATACTTTAATTGCAGTTTCTTCGGATATTTTTTGGCGGGCACCGCGATTAATTTCTTGTTTGTATTGCTCGACACGCTCTGCTTTAAGAAGACCGTTATCCCATACCCACTCAACGCCTTCCATAATACCACGGACAAATGCGTCAGGAGCTGAAGGATCAGCAACAATATCTCCAGCGGTAGCTAGATGAAAGTCATCTTGTACTTCCATGATACCATTACTGTTTTCTTTAATACTGCCCATACCACGAGAAGAGATACCAAGCGAAGCTCCCTCGCTTACTAATCCCTTGACAATATTACCCATTGGGGTATCAAGCACTTTGGCTTTACCCATAATGTTATTGCCTTCGCGATGTAATTTCTTGAACATAATACATGCGCGTTCAAGATTAATTGTTGGACCAGAAGGATGTCCCAATTCACCATACGCTCTATTCTTCATTACATACTGTTCGTTGTAACGATTCATTTCTTTTTCTAGCGTATTAATTTTGTACATGCGACCGTTGCGATTCTCTATTTCGCCTTGCATGATAATACCTTCAATGAAAACGTGCTTCTTGCCTTCTTTTTCTTCGACAATGTATTTCACGTCTTCGTTTAATTCGGTAATTAATTTCATGTTTATCCTTAACGGTAAGCCACAGGTACGGCACGTACTGGCCCACCCGTCTGCTGGATAGCAAGTGTATCTGTTGGATCTTTAACAACAACATAGCTACCAAAACCAGTACCGTGGTGTCCTAATGTGAATACAGCCTTTGTCGTACCATTAGCATATGCTTGAGTAACGTTGGCAGAGTTTGCACCATCGAGATTTGATAATAGAACAAGTGGTGCTGTTGCTATATTGTTAGCTGTTGTTAATACAAGTTGCGAACCAATAAATTTCATTACATCAGCCATTTAAGACCTCCTTGGTCACTTCGATTACTGCATCGTAATCTTCTGCTTCAATTAATTCTATAAAGATCTGCTTATGTGCTTCATCTAAAAGCTCATACACTTCTTGAATATCACCACGAATGTCTTCTGCAAATACATGAAACAGATCATTTGTTTCTTCTGCAACCGGCTTGTTGATATCAGTTGGTGTCAGATGCTTCTCACCAAGTACTTGCTTAAGTGTTTTTGACTCATACACTTTCTGATCTTCACCAGGATTGTATCCATGTCCCTTGGAACGATCATGCACTTTAATATTTGTTGCACGGAAGTGATCATCACCGTTACCATTAACATCGTCTGTCTTTTTGATAACATGCTTGTCCATAAAACGCTTTTCATCCTTTGTCTTTGGGACATAGGATGTTACCGAGTCAGGCTCGACAGGCGAAGATGGAGTAGGGACTTCAGGCTTCTTCAGT